ATGGAATGATATTGTGTTCTCTACTGCATTGTAATCAACACCACCTTTTTCTAAATCCACATTATAAGTACAAATTAATTCTTTTACATTATCTTCATTTTGAAACACGTATATTTTTTTAAACGCTATTTTATATGCATTTTTTATTTTTTGAATCGTACCATCAAGTTCTGATTTACTTGAAAATGTACAGAGTAGTTGTGTTTTCATTATTTACTTCCTAAACATTTTTGCATATCTTTTCCTAACCCACCTGCAATTTTACTTAAATCACCAGCAGTTCTCCAAGTATCATCACCTAATTCAATTGTTTTACCTTTAGAGGAAAATGAAAGTTTCATCGTACCTGGTGTAATTCTCATATTTTTAGTCAAGTATTCTTTTAAATTACCTTCACCATTCCAACCAGATAGTTTTCCCAAACAATCTTTAAAGTCTTTTGGTGAATAGGATTTATCACCTATTTCAATCATTTTTTTATCATCATCTACACCATCAATATATCTATCCCAATGCATTCTTTTCATAAATGATTTTGTATATGTTCGTTCATTAGGACCCGCTCCCTCATTATATTTTTTTATAGATTCATCTGAAGACATTCCTTGTCCTTGATGATGAGCAACATCTAATTCAACCACTGTATTATACATACTCGCGTGAGCTTGTTGCATTGCATCTTTTCGTGTTTGAGAGTTTTGTTCTAATTTTTCTAAAGCTTTGTTATTATAAATTGATAAACAATTATCACCATTTAAATTACCACCCATTAAAGGTTTACCTTTTTGTTTTGAATTAGCAACCAACTCAGCAGCTTCTTCAGATGTTTTACCCCTATCGATTAATCTTTGCATTTTTTTTCTGACTGAGGAAGTTGTATTTGTCATTTTAAGTAGTAGTTTATTTGGTGCTTGTTTTGTTGAATCATTCAAACCATCAGCATCACCAGAACCAGCGACAGCTAAAGCCGCTTTAACTACGTGTTCTGAATTATCTATATCTAATTCATTTTCACTTATGTAATCTCGTATTTGTTTATTTTTCTTACAATTGTTTAAATATTTATCTGAAGTTTTATCTGTAAATTCTGCTCTACCAGTCAAAGTTTTTGTTGCTATCATTGTAAGAGGTGCTTTGTTTAGTTCTTCAATATTTGAATCAATATCTGTTCTATTTGTTTTAACCATATCACCATTTGCATCAATACCACCTTGTACAGCTTCATCTAATTGTGATGTTAAAACCTCTTCATTTGCTCCTGGTTCAATACTATCTTTGATTGATTTGGTAGCTGATTTTACTGTCGCATTAGCATGAGGATCTCCTAAAGATTGTTTATTTGATATATATATCATTCTTGTTCTACCATCAGTATCCACATACATCATACCAGTATCACCATCTCCTTCTACACCAGTTTCACTCGTGGCGTGTTTTTTAAAATATTTAAGTTCATTTTCATAATGAGACTTATCTTCGGGTGAAGCGTCTCTTAATTTTTCTTCCAATGTATTTCTTACAGATGATGTTCCACCATCAGTAAATGTAACTTGTATTGGAAATCCTTCAGGTTGATTATCATTAAATTTCATACTTTCATTATCTTTAATTTTTTTCATAGTAGATAGACCTGAAGCTGATTTCTTAATAAGTTTGGTTTGGTCTTTTGAACCATACTTTGTATCACCATAATTATCTTTAATGTGTTGTGCTATTCTCTCTTTATGTTGTTCTGGTGTATCTTCAGGGTGTTCAATAGCCATTTTTCTTGATATTCCAGCTATTTCCTCTTGAAGAGATGTTGTTCCACCACCTTTACCACTTACTTTATCATTAAAAATACTCTCTGCATTTTGTTGAACTTTCATAACTGTTTTTGTAACTGTTGGTTCATCACCCATTTGTTTCATCAAGTCATCCATATCCTCTTCATCATCACCACCCATTTGGTCTAAATAATTACCCATCTCATCTTCTTTATCCATACCCATGGGATTTTTTGGAATTTTTGTTTGTGGTTTTTCTTGTTTTTCTTTTTCACCCTCACCACCTAAACCAGCTGCTTTTACAGCTGCTTCTTTTTCAGGATTTGTATCACCTTGTTTTATATCTGATGCATATTGTCTAGCAGTATCCATAGTGATGGTTCTCATATCACCTGTTCTTGGGTCTTTGAATTTCACTTTGTCGTGATTATCCTCTACTAAAGCTGATATAGATTGTTGAATTAAATCAAATGGTATATCCATTTCTAATAACATTCTATTCAACACAGCTACATGTTCTGGATTTGTTTTATCAATGACTCCAACTTTTTGAGACCATTTTTTAGATATTATATCAATTACATTACTCATATTTTCTCCGTTATATTAACCATTTCACCATAATTCTTTCCTGCTTTTGCTTTCACAAGATTACCATTTCTTTCTAATATTTGTTTAAGTTCTCTGAACACTTGAACTCTATCATCTTTATGTATATCAAACAGGAAACTATCATAGCCATATAAAACCAATTTAGACTTTCTGTTTAATAAATAGTGTTTTAAATCAATTATCGTCTTAATATTCGTTTCTGTCTCGTGAGCTTGAATGATGTAATTGAATAATTTATTCTTATTAACATCAGACATATTATCTTTATGTATTCTTCTACTATAAATATTAGTTTTTACATAATTATTCTTATTAAATTCACTCCATTTCTCATCTATGAAGTGTTGAACTTTACCAAAAAATGGTATGGATTTTGCTATATCTTTATCAATACCACCATACAATAATCTAAAACTTATTGACTTTGACTCCTCATATGTTGAACCATAGAAACTTGCGAGATATTCATGAACAGAACCTTTTGGAAATTTGTAATCAATCAAGTCAGCTATCAATCTTAAGTGGTATGCATCATAATCATATTCAACCAACATATCATGTTCAGGTATGAATCCCTTTCGTTGTTCTTTATTCAATGCTGCGAAGTTTACACTA